ATGCTATAGCACAATGGTTACCACACGTGGTTCTAAATAGAGTTGATGTCAATGTTGATATGCAAGTTCCTAATCAAATTAATGTAGATTTAGAATTTGGTGTTACAATAGAACCAGAAGCTCTTGAAACAATACAACTTGTATTTGTTTCTCAATTTTAGGAGATTTAAATGGCTAGTGCGGCGAAATTACAAAAAAAGGATGTTAAATATTTAGGTAGAGACTTTAGTGCTTTTAGAGAAAATCTAATAGAATTTGCTAAAACATACTTTCCAAATACCTATAATGATTTTAACGAGTCAGACCCAGGTATGATGTTCATTGAAATGGCATCTTACGTTGGTGATGTTTTATCTTACTATGTTGATGATAGATTTAAAGAGTCATTATTATCTTACGCAGAAGAACTTGATAATGTTTTTGAAATAGCTCAATCATTAGGATATAGACCAAAGTTAGCTACACCATCTTCTACAATAGTTGATGTGTTCCAAACTGTACCAGCTACTGGTACTGGTGATGATGTAAAACCAGATATGAGATACGCTGTTAATATTGGTGCTGGAATGCAAATAGCTTCGAGAAATGGAATAACATTTCGTTCAGAAGAAGATGTAAACTTTGCGTATTCAAGTTCACTCGATAAACGTTCAGTTAGTATTTATGAAACATCGGCTAATGTTCCGACAAAATATCTTCTAAAAAAATCTGTTTCCGTTTTAAGTGGTACAATATCAACAGACACATTCACATTTGGTAATGCTAAAAAATATGATAGAGTAGCTTTGTCTAAACCAAATGTAACAGATATAATATCAGTAACAGATAGTGATGGTAATAAATGGTATGAGGTTGATTTTTTAGCAAAAGACATTGTATTCGATGACGTTTCTAATACAAGTTCAACAGACCCAGAGTTGTCACAATATTCAGATGATACACCATATCTTATCAAACTTATAAAGACACCACGAAGATTTACAAGATACATTAGGTCAGATGATAAAGTAGAATTACGATTTGGTGCTGGTGTTTCCGCTGGTGCTGATGAAGACATAGTACCTAATCCAGATAACGTTGGTTCTTCATTACCTGGTGGAGTTTCTATGTTAGATAAAACATTTGACCCAAGTAATTTCTTAAAGACAAAAGCTTACGGACTAGCTCCAGCAGACACAACATTAACTGTAAAATATGCTCATGGTGGTGGTATTGGTCACAATGTAAGTGAAGGTTCTATAACAGAAATTAAAGAGATAGTAACAAACTTAGACCCACTTGGACTTGATTCTGCTACAGTAACAGCTACTAAAAGTTCAGTTGGTGTTATAAATCCTAATCCAGCTCGTGGTGGTAAATCCAAAGAAACTTTACGTGAAATCAGACAAAACGCTTTAGCACATTTTACAGCTCAAGGTAGGTCAGTAACTAAACAAGATTACATAATGAGAGCGTATTCTATGCCTGCTAAGTATGGTGCTATAGCTAAAGCTTACATAGTTCAAGATGAACAATTGGAAGGTGCACAATATCAATTTCAAAGAGAACTTGGTAATGGTTCAGGTATTTTTACCATTGATAGAGAGTTGTATGGACAAGACGATACACCAGAAAGTGGAGCTCCAAAAGTTCCAACAAGGATACCAAATCCTTTAGCACTAAATATGTATCTACTTGGTTATGACTACAACAAACACTTGGTAAGTCTTAATAGAGCTGTAAAAGAAAACTTGAAAAACTATATTGGTCAATATAGAATGGTTACCGATGCTATAAATCTAAAAGACTCTTGGATTGTAAATATAGGTGTTGATTTTAAAATAATGACCAAACAAGGATACAATAAAGAAGAAGTATTATTAAAATGTATACAAGTAGTTAAAGACTTTTTTGACATTGATAAATGGCAAATTAACCAACCAATTGTTGTTGCTGAGTTGTCATACGCACTATCTTTAGTAGATGGTGTAGCTACATTAATACCATTCTCTATAGATTTAGATGGAGATGGCCCAGGTGACCCAATACAATTACCCGTTATGATAAGAAACAAGTGGAGAACGGCTGATGGTTACTCTGGTAACATTTATGACATGGGTGCGGCTTACAAAGATGGTATATACTATCCATCATTAGACCCATGTATTTTCGAATTAAAATATCCAGATACTGATATCAAAGGTCAAGTAATAGGGAGTATAACATAATGCATTATTTCGAATACGCGACAAAAGATACTACATTATATCAAGGAAGAGCTACTTCAAGTCAGAATACTGGTCTCGATGAAATATTAGAAGTACGTAAAGATATGAATGATACTGGAACACAAATCAATGTGTCCAGATTTCTAATAAAGTTTGATTTAAACTACATATCGTCTTCATATGCTAGTGGATTGATACCAACAAACGCCGAATATTATTTAAATTTATACGACGCTAATTCAGAAGAATTGGGTTCAAGTGATGTACTATACGCTTACCCAGTAAGTCAATCTTGGGAGAATGGACAAGGTAAATTTGAAGACTATCCACAAGATTTAGAAGGAGCTTCTTGGAGATATAGAACTGGTGCAACAACAGCTGACCAATGGGTTACTGGTAGTAACAATAGTGGTGGAACATGGTTCAATGGAGCGTCTACAACACACACGTTAGAAGCTTCGCAGTCATTTACAAACGAACCAAGTGACGTTAGAATGAACGTAACTGGTATTGTAAACAATTGGATTACAAGTGGTTCTTCTTATCCAAACGAAGGATTCATAGTGAAGAGAAGTGGTAGTTTTGACCCAAGTTCTAATACAAGTTTAGCTGAAGCTAACACAACACACCTTGGTCAATTTAAATTTTTCTCAAGAGATACACATACAATATACCAACCAAAATTAGAAGTAGTTTGGGATAGTTCAACATGGAATACGGGGTCGCTTACACCATTGACTGGTAGTGATTTACATAACTTAGAAGTATACATGAAAGGACTAAGACCAGAATATCAAGAGGACGAGAAGGTAAGATTTAGAGTAGTTGGTAGGAATAGATTTCCTGCTAAAACTTGGTCTTCAACTACAACAAATGTTGTTACACCAAAGTATTTACCAAGTGGAAGTTCATTTTTTCAGATAAAAGATGCTTACACAGAAGACATTATGATTCCATTTGGAAGTGGTTCTGTAATAAGTTGTGACTCTACTGGAAACTTCTTTGATGTATGGTTAAAGGGTTTTCAACCAGAAAGAAATTATAAAATTAATTTCAAAATAGCTAGTGGTAGTGGTGTTGGTGAAGTAGTACAGATATTAGATAATGAC